GGGGGGGGCTGGGTGGGGGGGGCGCGGCGGTGCGGGTGAGGGTTGGTTGCTGGGTCCATGATGGGAGACATACTAAACTAACGGTTAGTTAGTGGTCAAGGGGATTCTTTGGGGGGAGGGCGAGTTTTTTTGGGGCGTGGGTTTTTTGGGGTGGGTGTAGGGCGCCAGCGAAAACTGGAAGGCGCGCCACTGAAAACCGGAACCAAACAGGACGCCTGAGAACCCCCTGAGAGCCACCTCAGCACCCAACCTCAGAACCCGAACCAGTCTTGCAGATCGGCGGCAGTCATACCGGCCGCCAGGTGGTTGCCGCCTGCGTTCAGGTGCAACTCCCCGTCCTGCTGCTCAAACCATTTTGCGCCCCACGGCCCGCTGACCGCGTCGAACGCCGCATACGCCTGGAGGTTCAGCACGTAATCGCAAACCGGGGGCGTTCCCTGGGAGGCAGCCCCACCCATCCAGCCAGCAATAGTCTGGATGTCGTCATTGACCGCCAATGACGCATTCCGGATCACATCCGTGTCGCAAATCACCTTCGCGCCGTAGGAATGCATGGTACTGGAAAGGGACGTATAGGTTGCCTCGATCTGCGCGACGGTCTGACCGGCGCTGCGGTCGTTATACCCCCCCTCTATCAGGACAAATTTGTTGCCGCTATAGGCCGCCAGCGTCGGCTCCACGACGTTGGGGAGGATGTTCGACCCGACGAAGCTGCTCAGATCAGCGCCAGTGAGTGCGGTGTTCACGAAGGAAATGTCGGGGCGGTCAAGCTGCGCCGCGGTTTGCCGCAGCAAATCCTGCTGGTAGGGATAGCCCCACGCCTCCATGTGACTATCACCGAGCGCCACCACAACCCCGCGCTTCTGGGGATAGGTTTTGAAGGTCTCCGCGACCGATTCCTCAAGCTCCGCATCCTCCGTGGCCGAAAGCGTCCAGGGAAATATCAGGACCATCGATTCATCGGCAGGCGCGCTGATGCTGCCGTTCCACAATTCCCCCAGCGTCCCGCCAGACACCGTCGATGACGTGCCCGCACTGCCTGTGTTGCACACATTGCCGACACAGAACGTCGTGGTGGTGCTGTTGCTGCTGCCCAGGTAGAGCGTGGCCTCGTCGGGCATCCCCGGTCCGTTGATTTTCGTGCTCGAGTTGTCCTGCAACTGCGTGCCGGCGGTCCCGGTGCCGCCCCCGGCATTCAGATAAATCAGAGGCAGGGAACCTTGCGCGCCCAGGTGCAGCAGGTAGGCGCCGGCATTGTTGGACACGACGCCGGCCAGAACAGCCACCGTGTAGTTGTTGCCGGTCACCGCAACGGCGGTCCCGAGCGATAAAAACGTGACGGTGGTCGGGTCCCAGTCCGATGCGGAAGCGGTGCGAGCATCGAACATCCAGGACCGCGCGTTGCCGAGGCGGCGCCCAGGGAACATGACAGGCTGATCGGCCTGGACGGCTGTTTGCGTCGCTTCGAGGTTTGTCTGGCCACCGCAACCCTGGTTGTATACGATGGCAAGGCGCGGGTTAACGCCGGCCGAATAGGTCGCATATTGGGCGATCGGCGCGCCGCCCGAGGTAAACCCGTCCAGCGTCTTCTCATCCAGGGAACCATCGGATTGGAAGCCGATGTTCTTGACCTCGCCCGTATCGCTGCGCTGGATTTCGAGCGCACTCCCCGTATAGGTCTGCGTCAGCAGGCGCGTGCTATAACCGATCGCATATTGTGGCGTCAGGTTCCAAACCGAACTCCCATCACCACCCGTCGTAGCGAGCGGTGAGATGCTGGACGGAGACACAGGGCACGCGTGCATGCGGGGCTGGGTGATCGACCACGTGGCCGGCACGTTCGGCGAACCGCCGGTGCACGTCAGCGTCGTGATCTGCATGCCGCCCGTGAACGTGAGCACCTCGTTGGCGACGCAGCTTCCCCCTCCGGACGTATAGGTCGCGTTGCTGATGTTGGTCAGCGCGACGTCGAGCGGCAGGATCGCGCTCTCCACCTCCTGCCATTCGGCATAGCCGGCCGTATTGTCCTGTGCTTGGTAGACGCGCCCCAGGCTGTCTTGCCATGTCGCGCCATCCGCAAACGGGACCGAGCTGTCATCGTTCAACTGCGGAGAGCGCGGCCCTGCCGCAATGCCGTTGATGTTCAGGGAACCGTTCACGGTGCCCTGCACCCCAAGATTGCCGCCAATAACGCCGCCGGCGGCATTTAACGGCACGAACCCCAGCGCGGCCGTCACGTCGCCGCTCATGAGCGTCACCGCGCCGCTGCGGCCGAACACGGTGGTGACGTTGGCATTCAGAAGGCCGTTGGAAGGGGTCAGCCCGCTGCCCACGCCAAGCGCCGCCAATGCGCCCGCGCCGGAGATGTCCCCCAAAGCCGGCTGCCCCAGGTGCGGCACGCCGCTGGTGTCGATGTAGGACACCCACTCATGCGGCTGTTGCGCCACGCTCGCCACGCCGCCGGGCGTGCTGCTCGTCGGCGCTGGCAGCCGCTGATAAGGCAGTGTTCCGCTGCTGATATTGCTGGCGTTCGTGGTATCCGTTGTGGCCGACGCCGCGAGCCCCGACACATCGGCGGCGGCCGGTTGTGCGGTCGAAGGCACGCCCGACGTGGAGATCCCGTTGACGAACTGATGCGCCGCCGGCGTCAGACTTTGCACACCCCCCAACGTGGTTGGCGTCGGCGCCGGCAGCGCGCCGGCGGTGGTACCACATGAAAACGTCCCGGTGGCCGCGTTGTAGTTCAGATGCTGGCCGCCGGCGTCGCCGCAGCTCGGCAGATTTTGCAGCTCCACCGGCCCGGTCGGCGTCGGCGTCTGCGCCTGCGCGGCCGTCGCCACGCACGCGGCAACAAGCGCCCCGACAAGCCAAATCCTGCTCATGAGGGATACCATGTGTTGACCTGGTCGAAGGTGAAGCCGGCGTTGCCGCCTGGCGGGACGCCGGTCGCGATGTTCATCGCGTTGCCGTAGATCAGCGTTCCGCTGGGCGGGAACGCGAGCAGCAGCCCGGTGCCGGCGTTGAAGATCCACTGATAGCCGCCCAGGATCGACTGAAGCTGAACCCCGCAGCTCGTAGACACGTTGACAACGATGTTGCGCACCGCGGTCAGCGGCGTGGCGCCCGACTGGCCGCCTGGCTGCGCCACGATGCCCGTCATCACGGCCGCCGGGATCGGCGGCGGCGCGTCGAGCTGCGTGATGATGATTCTCATGCTGTCACCGATCGCTGAACGCGGATGCCGAACGTCTCGGAATGCACGATCACGCCGCCCGTGGTGATCGCCTTGATGTCGGCGCGCAGCGTGCCAACAGGCCACAGCGCGGTGCCTCGCTGGGTGATGGTGGCGACGCCGGTCACCGTGGAGGCCACCACGGATAGCGTGGCCACCAGGTTGTCCTGCGCATCGCGCACCTGGCTGGCCAACGTCAGGTTCGTCAGGTCGATGGGGACTCCATCGTCAGCCAGGACTGTGAGCTGCAGCAGCAGCGTGTCGCCGCGGCGGATCTGGACTTCGCGCGCCATGCGCTACACCGCCAGGGTCACGCTGCTCGCCGGCAGCGCGGTGGCGTTCAGCGGATTGCCGGTCGCAATCAGATCACATGCGGTGACGAAGTTGTCGATCGCCTCCGCCACCGCCGTCCATTGCGCGACGGTGAAGGTGTGCCAGTTCCCCGTGCTGTCGAGCATGGGAAATGTCGTGGCCCCCCCGGCGAACGCCCCCGTGCGGCTGACGGTGGTCATCACCGCGGCCAGCTTGATTTGCGTGGCGGCGTCGGTCGGGAACAATGTAGCGGCCAGCGTGATGCTGCCGGTCAGCGCGACCGTCAGCCCCGCGACGGACGCAGCCGCCGCCTGCTGGGCCAGCGTTGGCGCCGGTGCGGTCACCACCGGCGCGGTGAAAGCGCCCCCCGCGTAGCTCCACCCGATTGCCGGCTGGGGGGAAAGGCCGTCGATCTGCACCCAGGTTGCGCCGGCCGCCGGCAGGTTGGTGGCCGCGGTGGCGATCGCCACATTCGTAACCGTCCCCCCGCTGACTTCGGCGAACGTGCCCATTATGCGAACTCCGTTACGAGAAGGATTCCGGACGCCCCAGCGTTGCCGGGAACCCCGCTGCTGCCGACGATCGCCGCTCCGCCGCCGCCCGCGCCGGGACCAAGGCCGCCCAACGGCGACACGCCGCCAGGGCCGCCGGTCGCGCTGATGCCCGCACTGGGGGAAATGCCCGTTCCCGCAATGCTCAGGCTGCCGGCCGCGCCGGCGGCGTTGAAGCGATTGCCGCCCGTCGCTGCCGCCGGCGGAAACGCGCCAGGCAGCACAAGCAGGGTGTTTGTCCCCGGCCCGGCCCAGGGCGTGGCGATGCCGCCTGGAGCGTTCATGAGCGACCCCAGCGAACTGGCGCCCCCGTTGCCCCCCGACCCGCCTCCTGCGGCGCCCGCCGCGCCGCCTGCACCGATGACCACCGACTGCGACGCGCCGATTTGCGAGCGGGTAAACGATCCGAACGTCACCGAGCCGGCCGATGCGCCGCCCGAAATGGCGTATTCAGAAGACGTGCATGTTGGCAGGCCACCGCTGCCCCCTCCGCCACCGATCAGCAGGAAGAGGCCCCAGCTCATCAACGGGTTCGGCGTATAGGTGCCCGACGTGTCGAATATCTGGTCGCCGAGCCGCCGCCCCGTCGGCTCCGCATCGACAAGCCAGCGCGACACGCCGTCGCCAAACAATGTCAGTGGGGCAGCGTTCGTCAGAGATGGCGCGGCGATGGCGGATAGAGCCGGGGACTGGAATGTGTCGCTCCCCGCGGCGGCAAAGGTCACCGTCGCCGAGGTCGTGTCGGAACGAACGAACTTGAAGCGCAGCGGCCTGCCGTTCGCCGCCGCCGCCGCGGGCATCGTGATCGCCACGTTGCCCGCCGCTGCACTCACCAGCACCAGGCCGGCGTTGTCGGCGGTCAGCGTTATATTGGCCGTGACGCTGGTGACGTTGCCGGCGGCGGCCCGCAGCACAGCTTGCAGCAATTGTGTATCCGCGGCAGGCGCCCCGTCGGCGGAATAGTTCTGCGGCGTAATGCCAAGGCCGGCGATGAGACCGACGATGCTTTCGTCAACGCCGTTGAACCACACCTCATCGAACGTGGTGCCGACAATGCCCGCGGCCAGGTTCTTGTTCTGCCAATACCGGACGCCGCCGACCGTCACATATCCGCTGCTGGAAACGCGGTCCATTGGCTCTTACCCCGTATAGTTGAACACGGCGCGCGTCCAAAGCGGAGCTTTCGCCGTGATGAAGGGTTGCAGGACGTTGGCGGCGAAGCCGCCCAGCGTGTCGCCACAGACCGTGTCGCCGCAGATCGCATCCCAACTGTCGTCGGTCGGAAGCGTCACCAGGAAAACCAGGTGCTGCGGCCAGGGCAGCAGCGTGTCGCCGCACACCGCTTCGCCGCAGACCGGCAGCGGGAACTCTTCAATCGTGATGGTGACGCCGATCGACGCAGCCACTGCGATGAAATAGCCGGCACACACGATCGGCGCGTCCACCCACCGGTTGTGCAGAAGCTGTGCCTGCTGCGCGCTGGAAAGCGGCAGCGTGTCCCAGCCATACGGATCAGGCCCCAGCACACGCTGATAGTCCGCCAGCAGGTTCACCGCCGTGCCGGGGTCAAGCTCCTGCTCGAAGCTCTCCATCTGCGCTTCGATCAGCGACCATTCGTTTGCCACCGCCAGCAGCCGCGCACCCCAGTACGTGTCCGGATCGCTGGGGAGCGCCCAACCCATCGGCTGCAGCGCCAGCATCTCGGCCTGGATCTGGATGGGCGTGCGGCTCATGTGAACACCACCGTGCCCAGCGTCAGCAACGATGTGACCGTCGCCGGCGCCACGTCGCCGGAAGGCGCGCTGCGGTCGAAATTGTAAACGCCCGTCGCGCCGCTGATCGCGGCGTCAGACCGGGAGATATCCAGCGTGCTGCCGATCTCGATGTCCGGCCCGACGAAATACAGGCTCAGCGCATTCTCAATCGCCTGCTGCACTGCCGTGGTGTTCGGGTTCGGCGCCAGCGTGAAGTTCACCGGCTGCAGCGTGGCTGCGATCACGGACACCACCGGTGCGCCCAAAGGCTTCCGGTTCGTCGCGTCGTTCAAATAGGCCGTCGCCTCACTCAGTTCGGTAGAGGTCGGCACGCGCCAGGCCGTCACCACGCCGCCGCTGCTCAACACCGGCATTGCCAGCGCCACGGTGACCTGGCCCAGCCCCGGGCTGAACGCGTCCGGCATGCAGCCGGGTAACACCGCCTGCGCCCACTGATCGAAGTCGTTGGCGTCGCCGCCAGCGCCGCGGTTGCGGATCCGCGCCAGCAGCCGCGGACGCCAGCTCGTCTCCACCGGTTCCAGATCCTGGCCGCCGGTGACGCCATTCGAATCAATCGTGCCGGACTGCGATATCAAACCTTCCAGCGGAGACACTGCCGTCAGTGTCACGCCGGCCGCCAGGTTGCCGGCACTCCCCGCCGCCGCCGCCGAAACGCCGATCGAGAACGCCCCCGACGCTTCGATGGTGCCCGCGTTGATCACTTCGTAGATCGCACCGCCCGGCACGCTGAATTCGAATCCGCCGGGAACCACCGTGCCGATCTGTCCGCCCGGCAGCACCAGGTTGCCCGCGGCCGGCGTCGGCTGATCCTGCGGCACACCCCATATCGCGGCATGGCGCGGCAGCCACAGCACCGCCGTATCCGGCATCAGTTCCTGGCCGTAGCGCGCCTGCATCTGGTACAGGTCCTGCGCGCTCAGATCGATCACGCGACTATGCACCGCCAGCGTTGAAATCGGGCTGCGCGCGTCAACGACGATCGGCGGCGATCCGGGAAACTTCAGCAAATAGATGCGCTGGTATTCGGCTTCGTAGACCGCGGCGGCGCGGGCCGCGACGACGCCCGGTGCTGGTACCGGTACGGGCATCAGCCCACCGCCAGGTTGTGGGAAAGCTGCACCGGGCCGGCCGCCATCTGCCAGCCCAGCACCTGGTAGCGGACCCACCGCACCTTGATCGTTACCGGCACGCCCATCGCGGCGATCGGCGCGGCGCATTCCTGCAACGCACTTTCAGCGAACCGCCGCGTCGCCTCGGTTTGCTTGCGGCGCGCCAGCAGCCACATGCGGCTGCCGAACAATCGCCCCAGCGTATCCAGCGCATCCAGCGGCGTGCCGCGCCGCGCGACCAGGGTGCTCGGCGCATAGGCGTTCCCGACATCCGCCACCTTGTCGTCTGCGCGTGCGCGCCGGTCGCAGCCCACCGCCAGGATCATGGCCGTCTGCGCCGTGGTGTCCATGACAAGATTGGTCCCGTCGAACGCCAGATCGACGCGACCGGTCGCCGGATCCACGGCCAGCATGTCATCGCAGAACACGGGCATGGCCCCGATCATCCGCGCGCGCGCGAAGCCGCGGCGACGCACCCGCGTGCGGCGTTGCGGCGCCCTGTGCGGACTGCGCGTGCAGCCCGGCGCTACAGCGTGCCGTGCGCATCGCTGATAGTGCCGTTCGAATGGATATTGCCGGTCGCCACCATGCTGCCGTTCAGCGTGATGTCGCCGTTCAGCGTCAGCGGCCCGTTGATGGTGCAGCCGGAAGCTGCATTGATGGTGCAGCCAGCCGCCGCATTGATAGTGCAGCCGTCCGCCGCATTGATCGTGCAGTTCGGCGCGTTCACGTTGAAGACGTTGCCGCCCCAGATCTCCACCGTGCCGCCCTGGCGCACCTTCACCCGGGTGCCGTCAGGCGCCGCGATCGCACGTTCGCCCGACGCCTGGCCGCCGAACCGCGTCGATGGATTGGCCAGCAGCGCGATCGGCTGGCTTGGGTCGTTTTCCGCGAACAGCACCAGCGCGATCGCGCCGTCGCCGGATGGCACATTGGCGAAGCCATCGATCTGCCACACCTCGCAGGTGCGCACGTTGCCGTCGCCCAGCTTCACCACCGCGGTCTGCACCTGGCCGGTGTCGTCGATCGACTGAACCACTCCGCGCTTCACCGCCATGCGCAGGTTCATCACGTCTTCAGCCATCTCTCAGCGGCCTTTCATGATGCGCTCAGCGGCGTCGGCGCGCTGGTCAGCGGCGAGTTCTTCGCGCTGGCGGGCGCCTTCGATTTGCGGCGATCGGCTTCGTCGATCCGGTCGTATGCGGTGACGCCGACCAGGCGCAGCATCGTGAACAGTCCCTCGGCGCCGAAATGGTATTCGCAGCCGGCGATCAGCATGTCCTTATCGATGCCCGCGTAAGGGTCGTAGACGGCCACCACCTGGTTCGGCAGCCACAGCGCGTTGGCAGGCCCGGCGCGCCAGTCCAGCACCTTGTAATGCAGTGATTCGGACTGTCCGCGCGCGACGCGCAGCATCCATTCCGCTTGCTCCTGCGCCGTGCTCATGCCGGACTGGCTGCGCGTCATGCGCACCGTCGGGCGCCAGCGCGTCACTTCCGGATCGGTCACGTGGCCGGTCATCACGATTGCCGCGGCCTCGGCCGCGCTGTTCGTGCCCGGTGTGCTGGGGGGCGCCGGCGCGCTGGAAAGCGGTGTCACCGCATCGGTCAACGGCGCGGCAACGCCGGTGCGGTTCTTCGTCGTCTGCCCGCGCACGTAGTAATCGCTGAACCTGTGCTCCCAATCGAATTCCGCCTCGCCCTCCTGAATGTTCTCGCCCATCCGCAGCGGCGCCGGCCCGCGCGTCTTGCCGCCCTGCGTCAGCAGCAGGCCGCCGACGCCGTCGCTGGTCAGCAACGCGCTGCGCTGGCGCGATGCGCTTTCCAGGAACTCCATGCCGGTCTGGTGCGGATGCAGCGCCAGGCACGTGAAGGGTGCGCCAAGGTCCACATCCGTGCGCACCGGAATGCCGGACGGCGCGCACACCGTGTTGGCCACCGCCAGCAGTCCGGCGTTGCGGAATTCGGTGGGGCCGTCCGGCAGCGCGGCGCAGTCCACCAGGTCGCCGGTGCGGTCGCGGCCGGTGAACTCGGCATCGATCTGCGTCGACGTCCAATGGAAATGCGGCTTGTCGATGTAGCCGATCAGCACCGGATCGCCGTCCAGCGCGATCGTGCATGGGTCGCCGGCCTTCAGCGGCGGCACATCCGGCGTCTGCCCGATATACGCCTGCAACGCCGCCGCCAGGCGCGCCTGGTCCAGGCATTTCAGCGTGAAGCGGCCGGCGATCTGCTGAAGGTCGCGCTCGATCGTCACATCGCTGAAGCTGGTCAGCGTGAAGCCGCCCACCTGCATCGTCACGCGGTCTGTCACCGCGATGATGCTGTTGCCGCTCACAGCAGCACTTCCAGCGGCCCGGGCGGCGGCGCGCCGGGATTAACGATTCCGTTGCGGCGCACCAGGTCCAGGTAGACGGCCGGCACCTGGCTGGGATTGTCGCCGGCGAGATACTGCGCATACAGCCACGCCGGCGCGGGCGCCGGCGGCGTGAACGTGATCACGGGCGGCAGCCGGCCGATCTCGGCGTTCATGTCAGACGCCAGCGCGCTTTGCGCGTTCACCAGCGCCCGCCACAGCGCCGAGCCGGCCGACGCTGTCGCCGGCGTTGCCACCAGCAGCGCGGCGGTGTTCGCCGCGGCGCCCACCGCGGCATACAGCGTCTGCTGCCACGTGCTGGCTTCCTGCTGGCTGGTGAAGGTGATGTCGCTGGCCGCCTGCACCGCGCCGGCCACCGCCATGGCCTGCGCCGCGGCGGCCATCGCCTGCGCCGCCGCTGGCGCCTGTGCAGGCGCCACCAGGCTGGGCAGCGCGGCAAGAATCAGGTTCGCCGTGGTGCGGCCATCCTGCGGCGCCGGCGGCGTCAGGGAGCCGCCAGGCGCCACGGCGGCGGGGATCAGCGGCGTGGACGTGCCGGCGATCGCCGCGCTGACGCCGCCGAACGCGACGGCGACGTTGGCGGGATAGCTGGCATTCGGCGCCAGGTCGTCGATCGCCGCCAGCAGCGCCAGCGGCGCGGCAACGGCCGCCGTGATCACGGCATCGGCCGCGCCCAGCACGGTGTTCCACACGCCCAGCACGGTGGACGCCAGGCTTTGCACCGCGGCGATGACGGCCACCGTAAGCTGGGCAGCCGCAAGCACCACGGCTGCCACGTCGGCCGCGGCGGTTTGGATATCGTCCAGCGCATCCAGCAACGCTTGCAGCGTGTCGGGCACCGGCGGCACGGGCGCGGTGTAGGGATAGAACGTCGCGCTGAAGCGCGTGACGCGATATTGCTCCTGTGTGTTGCTGAAGCGCGGCTGCTGCTCGGCCTGCATCACTTGCAGCTCGCCCATCCAGGGGTGCTGCAAGGTCCATGGACCAGGCGTGCGATAGGCCGCCCGCATCGCGTCCGCCTGGGCGGTGTAATCGTCGCCGATCAGCAGGCCGTTGATGGTGATCGCGCCGTCGATTTCGCCCAGATCCTGGAATTGCGCGATGTCCTGGCCGGGGAACAGGAAGCGCAGCACGCGACGGCCGCCTTCGTCGCTGCTGTCGATCATCCAGAACGGGACGCCGGCGATCGACGCCTCGAACAGGAATTCGGAAAAGTCGCCGATGATGTCGATGCTGCCGGACATCAATCGCGCCCCAGGGTTGGCCCCGGGTTCACGTTCGGCGCGGCCTTCGCCTGGACCGATGGGCTGTTGCTTTGCACCTTCGTGATAATCGGCCGCGCGTTCGGATCAACGCCGACTTCGACGGCCACCTTGCCCTGCGGCATCTGGGGCAACAGCCACGCGCCCCCGGACGGGTCCATGCCGCTGATGCCGGCCGGCCCCGGCGTCTGGGCACCGCCGCCGGCCGGGGCAGGCTTGTCGTTCACGCCCAGCAGCCGGCCGACCGCGCTGTTCTTCAGCAGCTCGATCCATTCGTGGATCTTGTTGATGATGCCGCCGACGGCGTCGCCGATCGCGTGCAGCGTGCTCAGGATCGCGCCGCCCGTCCAACTGTCCAGCAATTTGAACAGATCGATGAAGAGCTGTTTCACAACACCAAGTGCGCCCTCGATGATCCTGCCGATGCCATCCCACGTCTTCTGCCAGCCGGTGAAGGCCTGGCGCAGGTTCAGTGTGAACACGCCGGTCAGGAATTCGACAAAGCCGTTGAACGCGCCTTCGACGCCGTGCCACATCTCCACGAAGAAACCGCGGAAGCGGCCCCAGTTTTTATAGATGTCGTAGGCTGCCGCGGCGATCAGCACCACGCCAGCGACGATCGCCGCCGCGACGGCGGTGGAAACGCCCAGCACGCCGGCGAGTGCATCCACCACGAAGTTGATGCCGGTCCAGGCGCCCCGCAGCGCGGACCAGCCGAGCCTCAAGGCCCCCCATACCAGGTTCGCGCCCGCGGCGACCGCCGGCCATACGAAACCGATCGTTCCCAACGCAGTGCCCAGTGCCAGCGTCCAACCGACCAACCCCAGGAATTCGGATTTCACGCCGGGCAGCGTGCCATCCAAGCGGTCCAGAAGGCCCAGGAAGTGCGAGAGGCCCCAGTTGACGCCGGACAGAACGGGCAAAAAGCCCTCGCCCGCCTGGCGGACGAGCTGCGTAAGCCGCTCCTGCGCCAGGTCCAGCTTCTTTTTCGGCGACCCCATCGCCGTATTGAACTGGGCATCGAGATAGTTGCCGCCGGTCGCATCCAGGCGCCCGGTCAGCGCCGTAAGATCAGCCCGATGGTCCATCAGTGCACGGGCACCAAGGGCCGACTGCTGGTTGCCGAAGAACGCGCCAAGCACCTGCATCCTCACGTCGGGCGGCAAGTTCCGGACTTCGTTCTGAACAGCGTCGAGGACGGCAAGCAACGGGTTGCTCCCCGACTTCCTGGCCCCCGCCAGGATGTCTGGCAAATTGATGCCGGTGACATGGTACTGCTCCAGCATTTGCTTTGTGGCGGGCGCCATCCCGCGGCCTTCGAGGGCGAGCGACCGAGCCGCCGTCCGCGAACCGAGGAAGGTGAGCAAATCGCTGAAGTCCGCCGCCCCCGACCCGGGGTCGGGCGCATACTTCATCACAGTCTCAAGCGATGCGAGCGCAAGGTCCTCGTTCCCACGCCCGGTCATGTGCCAGCCGGAAAACAGGCCTGCGATGCCGGGTAGCTCTCGGGCGAAGTCCCCCACGCCAAAACGGCCGCTCTGTGCCGCCAGCGCCAATGCGGCGAGCGCGCCTTTCTCCTGCTCGTCACCCTGGATGCCAAAGCTCGTCGCGAGCGCATACGTCGCCGGGCTTAGAATTGCCGGATCGACCCCGAACGCCGTGGCGGCGCGCGAATGCACAGGCAGCCACTGCGCGACCTGCGCTTGTGACATTCCCGTCCGCAGCAGGTCGATCTGCGTTTCCGCGATGCTGCTGCTGAATTGTGCCGTCGCCGTTGCCTCGTGGGCAAAGACCGTCATCAGGCGAGCGGCCTCCGTATTCGCCGCGCTGCCACTGAAACCTTCAATCATCGCGGCGCGAAGCGCCTGAGCCTGATACTCGGCATAGTTCTGCATCGGCTCGAACACACTAAAGCCCTGCGCCGCGGCACCCAGCGCGCCGATGCGGCTTTCCGGGCCGAACGTTCGGCTGGCCCACCCGCCGACCGCCGTTTTTATTCGGCTCAGCGCGGCATGCGCGCCGTCGGCGTTCGTCACGATCGCCTTCAGGTGCCCCACCAGCCCCAGCGCTTCGTGCGAGATCGTCCGCAGCGCGTTCGCCGCGCCGCTTTCCCCCAACTTGCCCAAGGTCAGGCCGCGGCCGGCATCCCGCAGCCCCGACAGGATGTTCTTCAGGCCGTTCAGTCCGGCTGTGAGATCGTCCTGAAGCGTCAGCTTCAGGCTGGCGACCATCTGCCCGTTCATGGCTTCTTGCCCAATTGCTCCGACAGCTCAGTGATGTCGCGCACCAGGTCCCTCGCTTCGCGGGCGGTCAGGCTGTAGAGTTCCGTCTTCGTCCAACTGAAATGGCCGCCGATCAGCGCCAGGATCACCCGCCAGTTCGACGGCCATTCCCCGATAAAAAACCGATCACTTTCTGGGTCGCCACCACGTCGGCGCCGTCCATGTCGTTCACCAGTTCCTTCGCCGCCTTGGGCGTGATGCCCACGGCGCGACGGATCGCTTCGCCCAGCACATCCTGGGCATTGGCGATGGCCTGGCGATCGGCACCCGTCAGGCGCTTGAACAGCAGCTCGGTATGCGTCGCGCCGTCGCCGTCGGCGGCGGGGAAGAACAGCGGCAGGCGGATGCCGTCCGGCGTTTCGTCGGCGTGTGCCGGCAGCCCCTGACGCGACATGTCGCCCAGCAGCTCGCTCACGATCTTCTCGGCCGCGCCCACATCGGCGCTGTCCATCCGCTGCCGCAGCAGCGCGTATTTCGAAGCTGTCAGGCCCGTGCTGATTGCCACCGCCATGTCGGTCGCGTTCTTCACGTCCATCAGCCGGCGCACTTCCGGGCCTTTCAGGCGGCGGAAGGTCAGGCTTTCGAACCGCTCGCTGCGCACCGCCGCGCCGCCGCCCACCGGCCGGAATTCCAGCGTCTTCGGAAATTCAAGCTCCAGCAGGATCGTGCCGTCCGCCTGCTGCGTCGCGCGCGGCGGCAGGTCCAACGGCGGCAACTCTTCATTCAGCACCGGGATCGATGCCCCCGGCGCGGGTTCGCCGGCGACCTGGATCACCAGGCCGCCGTCATCATCGTGCGTGTCCATGGATCAGCCTCCCGGCGTCTGGGCGTTTTCCAGCGGCGCGCCGCCGGACCAGGTCACATCGATTTCGCTGTTCTCGCCGGCGGTCAGCGTCATGGCGCCTGTAATGAATCCGTCGTCCCAGACGAAGATCTGCCCGGTGTCGCATTGCACCTGCAGCTCGCCGCTCGCGCCCACATTGAAGGTGCCGGTCACCACCATGCCGGAGGTGACGACGGCCTTCACCTTGACCTCGCTCTCCTCCATCATCTTCGCGAAGCCGACCTGCTTGCCGAACTTCACGGGCTTGTTCACCAGGCCGCCCAGCTTCACCGTGCCGCCTGGCTTGATGTTGATGTTGTTGCCGAGCCAGGAAACCTCGATGATGCCAAGAACCTGGCCGGTGCTGGTTGTTCCGGACATGCCGGCTCACTCCTACGATGCTGCGAACTCAAGCACGCCGGCGCTCACGATCAGGTTGCCGATGCGGGTGTACTGCACCTGATAGTCCAGCCGGTTCCTGTCGTTGGCGTCGATCTTGAACACCGCGGCCTGCGCGTCTGCGGTTTCGTTCACGATCCAGCCTTGCTTGGCGTAGACCAGCATGCGGGCAGACCAGCTCGCCTTGGCGCGGTTCGGCGTGCAGACGTTCGGGTTGTACTGCGCCGCCAGGCTGCCGTCCGGCGCCAGCTTGTTGGCTGGATAGGTATCCTTGAAGTACGTGCGCCAGTCGTAGCGGATGCGGCTCGCCACCGCCTCTTCGCACATCGGCAGCCACGTGTTGCGATCGGTGACGCCGGCGGAATTCGACATGTAGGTGGAGACCAGGCGCTGGATGCTCACCGTGCCGTCGGCCGCGACGTTGTACGTGCTGCCGCCGCCAGCCAGCATCAACTCCTGCTCTTGATCGGTCAGCGTGTTCGCGCGCTGCGGCCCGACGATACCGGGCAACGGCACATCCACCAGTTCCAGGCTGGGATCAGCGATCAGGCTTGGCTCCGCCACGCCCAGCATGGCGCCGGCCACCTGCCACGGCATACTGCCCGGCGCCGTCATCGGCAGCGCCGCGACGTACTGGCTGTTGATCGCGCCGGCCGCCGCGACGCCCTGCGAATAGGTGCCGGTCAGGCACAGATAGGCACGCGCGTCCTGGCGCACAGTCGCGGTGTAGCGGCGCGCCAGCTCGGCGGTCAGCAGGCCAACGTTCGTGGTGTCCTGGAACGGCGCGCAGATCCCGGTGTACCAAAGGCCGGTGATGGCGCTGATCGGCGCCGATATGTTCGGGTTGGTGGCGCCCGCGGTCACGCTGCCCACGGTCACCGTCATGCCGGCCGGCAGCGCATCGCCCGGCGCCGGCGAGACAACCACATTGATCGCGTTCGCCTCGGTGCCTGCGTTTTTCGCAGTCAGCGTCATCACGCCGGCGGCTGTCGTCGCGGTCACCGGCATCTGCGGATCCGCGTTCACCAGCGCGGCGAACTCGCTGGCCGTGGTCGTCGGCGTATCGGTTGTCAGCGTGCCGGTGTAGAACCGCACGCCGCAGATGTTCAGCGCCGGCGTGCCCGCGGCGGTATAGGTGCCTGCGAACGTCACCGTCACACTGGCCTTCGTCGCGCCGCCGGCGTCGCTGATGCCGATCACATCCAGCGGGATGTTGGCGCCCCGCGGTGTGCTCAGATAGCCGATCACCACACCTTCGGCCATCGATCCCGGGCCGAACAGGGCCGTGGCCTGCGCGGGCTGGATGATGTTCTGGTTGATCGCGCCAGGCGTCGCCGTGCCGGCCGATGTCATCTGCGCGATGATCAGGTTGCGCGCGGGGATCGGCAGGATGCCCACCGAGCCGTAATTCGGCACGACGGCGACAAGCGTCGTCGGCCGGTAATAGGGCGTCGGCGGGATTTCGGTGGGGAAGATGATGTTCGGAACGACGTCCTGGCTCGTGCTGCCCGACATTGATCAGCCCTCCTTCTTCGGCGCCGCGGCATCCGATGCGGCCCGCGCGGCCGACGCGGTCACCGCGGCTGCCAGCGTCGCTGCCGCGGCGGAGGGTTGCGCAGCCGGCGCCGCAGCAGGCTGCGGCTGTGGCGCGATCGCCGGCGCGGCCGTGGTCGCCGTTTGCAGCGGCTTCCCGCTTTCGTCCGTTCGCACCAGGTCGCCCTGAGCCAGGCGGCGTTGCACGTACAGGTCCAGTTCCACCAGCACAGGCGCGGCCGCCCCTGCATCCGTGTCGTTCGGGAAATACCGGCGCGCGCGGCCAGTCGTCGGCCACGGCACGCGGCGATCGGCAGCGCCGGCCTTCACCCAGATCTTCATGCTGACGTTCCTGTCGTCTGATCGGTCAGTGGCGTGGTCGCGCCGCCGTCGAAGCTCCACGTGATTTTTGCGCCGTCGATGTCGGCCGGGATCGTGTCCTCGCCGCCCAGCACGGCCGTTACCGGCAGTGTCACCGGCACAGTCGCTTCCAGCGTGATCAACGCCACCGTGTCGTCTTTCCAATCCTCGGCGAAGCTGTTGGCCGCGCTCTGGATCGATACTGTGCCTAGCTTCACGCCCCCGGCCGACAGCACCCGGCCATGCAGCACGCCGATCGCCGCCTGCGTCATTTGCAGGCTTCCAGGCGCGAGCTTGTCGCCGAAGAAACGCTGCCGCGGACCGGCCTCGTTGCGGGTCGCCAGGAAAATCGGCCAGACGGTGGTTCCGACGAATTGCGAGCTGCTGCCGCCCTTGTTGCCTTCCACCATCGCGAACCCGATGCCCACGAACGGCGTGCGGCGCAGCAGCTTGTTCCACACGGCGGCATCCGCCCTGGCCGGCACGAAATTGTGCTCGAACTTTTCGGCCGGGAATATCACCTTCAGCCGCTCGGCCAGCGCGTCGCCGATCGCCGCGATCGGGCCGGGTGACCTGATGAAAAGCTCGGCCATCAGAACGGCCCCGCGCCGAACACCGGCCGCCGCTCCGACATCTGCGCGTAGCTTTCGTCGCCGATCGCGACTTCATCGAGTTCCAGTACGAACTTGCCCAGCGACACATCGCGCGCCCAGGCAATGCCGTCTTCGTACTGGCGCCGCATTTCCTCGGTGGGCGACTTCTGCTCGCCGGTCGAAAGCTTGTAGCGTGCGATGGCGCAGCACTTCGCCACCACGATCGGCGGCGGCACATCAATCGGCACCCGGTAGCGGCGCCCGACATAGCCATCGATCTCGGCCGACGCATCGGCAAGCGCCGCCTCCGCCACCGGCTGCACCACGCCGTCCAGATCCTGATCGGCCGGCGTGGTCAGGCGGACGATTTCCGTCTGGCCATAGCGGTCAATCAGATCCTGGACGGTGGCGTAGGCCACGGGTCAGCCCTTGGCCTTGGTAGCCGCAGGTAGCTTCGCGGCGGCAGCCGCCTCGGCGGCCATCACCTGCTCTTCGGTCAGCGTCTCGCCGCCGACGATCAGCGCCAGGTGCGGATCGTCGTACATGTCGCGAAGCTGCGCGGCGGTGAACGCCTCCAGCTTGTGCACGCTGTGGCCTTCGTGACGCAGGCCGCCGCGATTGTAGCCGCCCTCACGCATAAGCACGATGTGCAGCAGATCCGGCACTTCCGGTTCTCCCTCGTTATGCGCCGGCGATCGGCGCGCAGTCAGTCAGCCTGGCGCTGCCGCCAGGATCAGTTCAGCCACTCGTCTTCGTAGGCTTCGAACAGACCGCGGGCCGGGTTCGGCACCTGCGTGACCGTCATGCTGGCTGTGTACAGGTTGGACATGGTGTTGGGGACCAGCTCGTTTTCAGCCAGCGCCTTCGCGGTGGTCAGCAGCGAAGTGGGCACTACGAGCAGCGAGCCCTTCACCCCCATCGGGGAGCCGTCGGGACGATGATAACTCGCCATTTGCGTGCGCGCCGCGATCAGGTTTTCGATCGTCAGCGGCTGCAGCGACATGAAGCCGTATTGCCAGATACCAAACCCGGAGTTGCACCGGCCGTCGATCCCCCATTCAAATTCCTTGTTCCAGAACACCTGGGGGTCTTGCATCGAGAACTTTGGGATCAGCGCGAACGGCCGCCGGCGCTGAAAGACGAAGCTCTTCTGGCGATGGGTGATATCCAGCAGATACCAGGGCGTGGAAGATCCCGTCACGTAGTTCGGGCTCGTCGTGTTCCCGCCAGCGCTCGTGAAGTCTGGGTGCGCCGTGTCGAAAAAGTTCTGCCCGTCGTAGCAGATCGTTTGATGGCCGGTCTTCATGGCCGCCGCCACCAGCAGGTCTGGCAGCCGGGCCGCGGCCTCGGCCAGCCCCGCACCGCCTTCGGTCAGCAGCCCGAACCTGTCGTCCTCGACGTCCGTCCGTGCGATCGAGATAGTGTCTTCGAACAGCCGGTTGACGATCTGGAACGTGGTCACGGAAAGGCTGTTCGCGACACGGTCGCCGGTCCACTCGCGCAGACCAGGCAGCATGTTGAGGCGAGGATAGACTTCCGCCGCCCCCGAAGAGGTGACCTCGTGCGTGAACTTGCCGAACTTGGTGGTGGCCGCGCTCAACTGATCATTGAACGCCAGGTTCACCATGTCGTTGATCGACTGAAGGTTCGGAAATGTGAGTTCCATCGGTGCCGCTCAGCTCCCCAGCAGCTTGACGTAGGTAAGGCCGTTCTCGATCCCAGCCAGCACGCCGATCTGCATCGCGCCGGTGCTGTCTTCGACCGTGATGGTGAAAGTGTCGCCGGCGACGAAGTTCGTGCCGCTGTTGGACAGGGTGAAGCCCAGGCCGTTCTGGCTGTAGGCCGTCCCCAGTGTGCCGTTCGGCAACGCGATGCCGCTGGGATCGGTCAACGAGAACGTGGTGGCGCCGGTCAGGATGGTGCCGGTGTAAGGGCCGTTCTTCGCCGTCGTGCCGACGGTGATCGTGCCCGTGGTGCCGGTGCCTGTGTCGCTCGCGCCGCGCGTGAACAGCGCGGTCAGCGCGTTCGTCAACGTGAAGGTGTTGTCATCGGTGGCATAGACCGGCGCGCCGCCGTTCGCGAGGCTGCCATACGACGCATTCGGCACAGTGAGCTGGTAGCAGCCCTTCAGCGCCTCCATCGGCGGGCTGCATGCGGCCACCGCGCTGGCGGTGTTATTGTAATCTTTGCTCGCCAGCCCGGCGAACGCGACGGCGCCCGCAGTCTGCAACCGCTGCAGAGTGCCGGCGGCGTTCCAGCAGATCATGCCGCCGCGCCAGATTAGCTCGCCTGGCGCAACCAGGCCGCCGAAGTTGACGCCGCCCTGCGGCAGAATGCCACGTCGCTGCGGCGAATATCCCGCTGAAAGCGCCATCAGCCGTTCCCCCCGTTGCTGGCCGCCTCACGCTTTTTGCGCTGCGCCACCAGCTTTTTCACGTCCATCCCCGTCTTGGACGCGAGCAACTTTTCGGTTTCCGTCGGCGCATCGGCGTCCGGCTGCCCCTGCGCGTTCAGGGTCCCGTGCGGCACGCCGCCGGCGTTGATGCTGATCAGCGCGTTGACTTCCTTCTCCACCGCCGCGGCGTCGGCCATGTGCCGCGTCACGTAGTGGTCGCGCAGGGACGCGATCGGCTTCCCAGCCTTGATCGCGCCATCCACGAAGGCCCCCGCCTTCTCGCGCGCACGCTCCTGCTGCATCGTGCCGATCTGCGATTGCAGCGACACCACCTGCTGCGCCAGCGCGCTGGGATCGCCCGCCGACTGCCGCGCGGCCAGCGCGGTCACCAGGCCATCGGCGCCCAGCGACGCATCCAGCCCCGCGGCCTGCGCGACGGCGGCAAGCTGCTGGCCGTGCTGCGTCACTGCCGTTGCGTTGGCGGTGACGGCGGCCAGGATCGCTGCCTCGTCCGCGGTTTCCGCCAGACCCAGGGCCTTGCGGAGCGCTGCCAGGTCCATGCCTGTCTCCTGCTTTGAGTTGAGCTGCTGGTCGAGTTCGACCAGGTTCGGAGCATTGGTCAGCGCGGCGCGCTCGATGCGCAGCACGACGCCGGCCTTGGTATGCAGCAGCACCGGGCTGATGCCGCTGTAGGCTCGATCGGACAGCAGCGCCCTGCCGCTCTCGTTCCAATCGACGCGACCCCAGATGCCGTCGGGCCGCGCCTGCATCTCCACGATCCAACCGCGCGCCGGGCTGGGCTGGCCGGTTTTGCCGCTCAGGTCGATGGCGTGGTTTTCGTCGATTGGAAGTTTGCCGGCCGCCATGCTGGCGGTGATCACCGCCTGCGCATCTTTCAGGATGTAGGGGCCGCGGCCGTCCACGCCGCGCGACGTGCCGGCGGGCAGCAGGTGCACCCACTCCGGCGGCGTTGCGGCGCCCTGCGCGAACAGGACGGCTTGAAGAAGGACGGCTGGCATGGGCGGGACGGTGCCCGCGGGGCCGGATGGGCGGCGTCGCACTTGTGTGCGGCAGAGCGCCGCGCGGTGATCAGGCGCGGCCGAAGCCTACGCGCGCGAGGGGGCGATTTCCAGGGCTGTGTGGCTCCGAGGGGAAGCAGGTCCCCAGGGTGCGGCCTGGTATAGTACCGGCGCCGCTGCGCGCCCTGACGGCCGCTGGGCGCCCTTCAGGGGCCTGCGTCGCCAGAAAATCGTTCAGGCCGAGGCGTCGTCGCACTCGTCGCACACAAAATCGAACCCGCCGCACTGCGCTCCGCAAAAACCGCAGCGGGTTGGAAGAACGCCGCGCTGCCTGAAATGTTGCTCAACCGAATGCGCCAAACGCCGCTGGCGAGCTGGAGCGGCAACTGGCGCGGGTGCGTGCGCCGGCCCCACCGCGGCCTCCTTCTCCCGGTACGGCTCGGCCCGCTCTGCGGAAAGCTCCGCCGGCCATTGCGTTGGGGGCAGGAAAATGTCTGGAGCGCTTACAGGCTGGATCGACTGCATATAGCGGTCCCATGCTTCGTCCCCGGCTCGCAAGGCGTCCAATGGGACGCCGAGGCCGACGGCGAGCCGGAAGAGATTCGACGGCACCGCGTCGCCGCTCTCCCAGCGGAACACCATTTGCTCCGATACGCCGCAGAACGCGGCGAGCACAGTCCTGGAAAACCTGCGCCTAACTCGGGCTCCGCGGATGCGCAGCCCGAGTGAAGCGCTGGAGAGGGGAGAACGCTTCTTCACCCCGGCTTGCGCTGCACGACAGCCCAGGCCGCCGCAGCCTTCATCAGCGCCACGCTCTCATCAATCGTTCGCGGCGCATTGTCATTCGCCGCTTCAGTCGCGATCAGGTCCGCCATGAGGAACCGGCGCCAGCCCGGCGGCAGCGGCGGCAGCGACGGCTTCGGATCATTGGCAGCTTGCATAGTGCTCTCCCGTGCGCCTTTCACAGCGCGATGGTGATGACCGCCGAGCCGGGAGGTGAAAGGCCCCACAGGAGCGGGGCACGACGGTCTTTAGGCTTGCGCCCTGGACATGCGCCGCCGTCTCCCGGCCGATGCGATCTATCTGTGCAGTCATTGTGATGTCCTGTTCGCGGCTTTCACCCCGCGGCCTGGACGCTACGCGCGATGAAATCGCGCCGTCAAGCAAATCTTATTGGCCTCCATGCAGCCACGGCTCCCTCGTCCTGGTAAGCAGGCTATTTTCAACGTCGCCGCGGCAGCCGGTCGCGTCCCCTTCCTTCACCTCAACCGTCGTAGTCTCCATCCCGATCGCGAGCTGTTCGACGCGCGTTCCGGCCTTAGGTTCGCAGGCAACGAATTGCATCAAGCGATCAAGATTCCCCTTCGCTTCGCTGACGTCTCCGGACGCAAGCAGCCGCCGCGCTTCGGCGAGCGATCGAGCGTCCTGCCAAACGATAGCTCTCGCGTCGCGCCCCCCGAGACCCCAAATATAGCGAACGTATTCGTCTGCGCTTACCTTCGCCGCCGCCGCCTTCGCCTGCATCGCCGCAGGGGGCGCGACATTACGATTCTCGTCCAGCGCGCCCGAGAGCTTAAGGATAACCGAAAGCACCACGAGCGTCCCGAACAGCGCGCCAACGGTTATCAGGAGCGCCCTGACGCCGCGCCAGATCCTACGCATTACCTCCCTCCCGCTTTACGCGCGGAGGGATCGTTGCACGAACACGTCCAGCACGTCCATCACCGCGCGCTGGTCGTTCGGCCCGAAGCCCAGATACGGCCGCTGCGGGATCCGCACGGATTGCGCGTGCACCAGCATATATCGCGACTTCATCCCGGCGCCCGCGCCCAGCAGGAAGGTCAGCGCCGGCGCGTTCTTCGGCGTGATCACCGCGCCGAACTGATGCACGCCCGCATAGACGCGGTTGCTGCCCACGGTCACGCTGGCGCCGGACACCTGGAAGGTGATGGACCGTTGCAGCATCCGGCTGGCGCGCAGGATTCCCGGCCCTCGCTTGATCTGCGCATACGCCGGCGACAGCGGCGCCCAGGCCACGCCCCACACATCGCGGCCGGTCTCGAAGCGCTTCTGCGTCTCTTCCACCATGGCGGTGCCGATCGCCGACAACACGCCGACATGCAGCACGCCGCCCAGCCGCGCCACCCCAGCCATGAACGCCTTGTCGTCCAGCGTCGCGTTCAGGCGCGCGCCGGTCACCGGAACGCTCCGCAGCCGCACACGCCGCCCCGCGAGCTGAACCGCGCCACCAGCGCATGCAGCGTCTGCACCGGCGGTTCCGGTCCGTCCGGCTGCCAGCCCGGGCTGCGCACCGGGATCCCGCGTCCGCCGTCCTTCCACGCCTTGCCGACGTTGTAATCGAACCCAGGGTCGATGCCGATCGGCACCTGGTGCACCGCGCCGGTGTGCGGGTTCGTCCACGGCCGCGTGATAATCGGCGGCGAGGCATCGGGGCCGGATTTGCCCATGCGCCGCAGCCCAGCCTCGCCGACGGGCGCCACGCGGCACGAACAACGCCAGCCGTTCGGCGGATAATGGCTGTCCCAGAACGGATCGTCCGCGCGCAGCGTCAGGCCGTTCCACGCCAGGTGCTGCGGCCGGGGCCGCTGGCTGTCGCCGTGCACATACATCCAGTACGGAAACGCCGTCAGCGTATCCGGTTGCGTGAGTTGCGCATAACGGCCGGCTGCGAACGCGGTGGACAGGTTGGTGTCGTAGATGATGCCGGATCGCCAACCGGGGCTGCCGGTGTACTTCCAGCCGTATTTATCTACGATGTTGTTGAAGTCGCCGCGGAAGGTTTCCAGCGTGGTGCCGTCTTCCAGCGCCTTGCGCAATGCCTCCTGAAAGTCGGCCAGCAGATCATCACTGGCAGCGCCGGCGACCATGAAACCGTGCGCATGCGCGGTGCGCCACAGATCGGTCCAGTGCTCGGATGGCACGCGAGCCTTGGCGCGGAAGAAGTCGATGGCTTCTTCGAACGGCAGGTCGATCGCTTCAACGTCGGTGGTCACCGCGCGCCTATGTCAATAGCTCTTCCGCTCTGGGAACGGAGATGACACGACGGTTTTGCCGTGTAGCAGGACCGGTCCTCTGTCGAAGTTTTCCAGCCGCCACCCGAGTACTTGAAGCGCGTCCGCGAACGCCCGCGTGTGCCGCATCCAGTGATCCGCGTACGCGACATGCCGCACCAGATCAGCCAAGGCATGCTTGGGCTCGCCATTGCACGGAAAATCCCATGGGAAACTGACTGTTTCAGCCGGCTTTATCATTTTGTCCACCCGCTCGTATCGATCCCCAGCTCGTGCGCCTTCGCCAGTATCCGCCGGCGCGCCTCGGCGCGTTGCGCGTCGGACAGGCCCTTCGTGTTGTCCACCATGTCCCACGCCAGTTGCACGTGGTGCGCATCGTGGATCGGCAGCTCGTGCAGCTCGGGCACTGCGAAATCCTCGGGGCGCAGTCGCCGGCGATCGGCTGCCGTCAGGTCCGACATCCGGGACACCTGCGCGGCTTGCAGCTCCTGCACCACGGCCGCCTGCCCGACCAGCTCGGCCAGCGCCATGCCGCGGGCCATCGCCTCGGCCAGTTCCTCGGGCCGCAGCTTCAGCGCGTGCAGGCGGTGCACCAGGTCGTGCATGTCGGCGGCGTGTTCGAATACCGCGCGCACCTGCGCGGTCAGCCCGTGCATCGCACCGGCGGCATCGCGCGCCAGGCGTTCGTTCAGCGCCGCCAGCACTGCATCGTCCGCGCCCGGCTGCTCAGCCAGCAGCGCGGCGAACAGGCCCTTCCGCGGCGCGGTGGTGTCGTTCGGCAGTTCCACCTTGCCGGCCTGCGGCAGCGCTGGCACCTGTATGCGTTCCGTGATGCTGGCGGGCACGCCGCCCACCACCTCATCCTGCGCGTCCGGCTCATCAAGCTGCAGCAGCCCGCGGAGCTGCGACGCCTTCACCTTCAGCCCCATGCCGCCCAGATTGTGAACCGCGTCCACTACATCCTTAACCGGCACCGTGTCGGGGCGGCCGATCGTCGCGACGGGATATTTCTTTTGCGGCCCGAAGCTGAACGCCACCATCGGCACGATGATCTGCCGCGTCAGCGAGACACTCAGCAGCGCGGCATCGAACCGCTCCACGTCCTCTTCGACCTCGCGGTGCTCCTTGCCCACCGCATGGCCGCCGCTGATCGCTTCGGTGCCCGCCGTGCCGCCAAGCACCAGCTTGCTCACTTCGCGGTTCAGCCAGTCCGCGCGGCCGATATAAAGCTGGGCGCCGGCGGCGTTCTCCGCACCCTTGATAAATTCGATTTCCATGCTCTTGGGAACAATCGCGGCGATGTCGCCGGCGATGCTGGAAACCGCCCGCCACAGCGTGCGCTTGTCGCCGTCCGATGCCTCCGACCCGTACCGCCCCACGCGCATCGGCAGCCCGTATGCCTGCACGAACAGTGCCCAGTCCTTCAGCGTGTAGCTGGAATACATCCACAGGAACGCGACCATGCGCGTCAGGCCGTTGCGCACCACGTTGCCGCTTTTGCTCGGATGCCGGTGCACCAGGAATTTGTGGGGCACCAGCTCCTCGAAGCCGTTCTCGCTGCGCAGCCAGATTGTGTTGCCGTCCTGCCAGCTCACTTCGAAGAACCGCTGCGGGCGATAGCAGAACTGCGCCGGCACCACGCGGCCTGGCGCGCTATCCCAGATGATTTCGTGGACGCTGTAGCCCTTCGCCACCGCGTCCAGCACGTGGAACATCGCCTGCTGCAGCACGTCCGTCTTCAGCCAGTCGCGCACCAGGTCGCCGTGCTTCTTCGCGCCGGGCACGCCTTCGGCATCGGCCACCGTGATCGGAAGCTGCGCCACCTGGCGCCGCCGCTTGCCCAGCACGCTGGCATAGTGCGGGAACAGTTCCTCGATCTCTTCGGCGAGGATCATCCATTCCTGGGTGCTGCCGTTGTCGGCGGCCTTGATGAGAGCGCCCAGCCGCGCCGGGTCCATGCCGAACGCCAGGTGGCCTTGGAACGGCGGCCGGGCGTACTGGCCGCCGGTGGGGCTGATCTCCTCATCAAACTGCGCCGCAACCGCTTTCTGGATCGGCTTCAGGGTATAGGGATCGACCAGGCTGTAAACGTCAGGCACCGGTCATCTCCATTTCTCGCACGATCGGATCGTCCGGGTTCAGCTTCGGCGCCACGCCGCGCGGCAGGTCGCGGCGGTATTTCCACAACAGCCGCTGCACCCAATGCCGATGCTCGGCGGTCAGCGTCTTCGGATCGCGGCGCGTCAGGCCGTCCACCAGCGCCGCGTCGGCCGGCGCCAGCGTGATGCCAAGCAGCGCCTTGATGCGCGTCACCATGACCGGCGCCATGGTGATGGCCATGCGCTCTTCGTCGTCGTCCTGCTCGGGTGCCTGCCAGGCCATCTAGCCGGGCGCCTTTGTCAGAACATTCCTGATCAACGTGGCTTTATTGGCGATCACTTCGAGCGCTTCGAGCGCTTTGCAGATGCCGCGCATGTCGAACAGCTCCCTAAGCCCCGCCGTCAGTTCGTCGGCGATCTGTTGTTTGACATAGCGAATAGCAGACGGATCGCCCGTGATCAGCCATGCGATGTCTGTCTCCGGAAACTCGGAGGAAATGCCTAAAATGATGTCGATGTTGACCTTGTCGGCTCCCCTTTCGACGGCACTTAGATAGCTCGGCGAGATCTTGAGCCGCGCCGCGAACCTGCGCTGTGAAAGCTTGCTGTGCCTGCGCACGGCGCAGACCCGCTTACCGATGCCGATATGCTCCGGCTGAAGGCCCATCACCGCCTCCCCATGAACGCACCGCCGCGCAGCGGAGCAAGCAGCCCCCCGCGCGACGGCAGCGGGTTGTCTTCCTCAAACGTGTCCGGCCTGTCGCGCCATCGGTGCTGATCGGCAGCCGCATCGCGGCGCCCCGCGGCCTCGTAGCCGTATTCCTCCGGCTCGGCCTGGCTCGCGTAGAAGTCGAGGAGCGCCGCTATCATGCCGTCGCCGTGCCGCGGCTCGCCGTCCACGCCTTCCACCTTCATGTCAGCGACTGTCGGATTGCCCCGCACCAGCACGGCCACGCGATGATCGGCGATCACGTCATCGCCGGGCGGCAGCCGGAACGAGAGATCTTCCAGCGCCGCGCGGTACTCCGGGAACCACTCGCTATACCATTGTGCGGTCGCTTTGATGCATTCGATCCGCTCGGCGCCAAACTTCTGCTGCGCCGCCTCTGCATGCGACTGCCCGTTGCCGCGCGCGTCCAGCGCACCGCGCTTGAATAAGGGCAGCATGTCCACCATCGCGAACAGGATATATTGCTGCACATCGAACGGGATGCGCCGCAGCTCGATTTGCAGCGCCGGCGACCAAACGGCTGGGCGATCCTGCTGGCTCACCAGGATGACAGAAAGGTCGCCGTCGCGGCCGAAGTCCTGGCCAAACACGTGCCGCTTTTTCGGATCGAACGCAGCTAGCAGCGGCGCCAATTCCAGCTTCACCCATTGCTTGGTTTCCGCCAGCCGGTTGTCATCCAGGTACCAGCCTTCCGGCTTCGACCATTTCAGCACCGGGACGCCAGCGATCTGGGCACGCTGCACCAGGGTTCGCGGGAAGTAGGCACCTGAACTCTTGCGCGGGATTACCTCGAGTTCTTCGTCCCGCGCCTCGGTCCGCGCGCCGTAGCTGCCGGTTATCTTGTCCAGCCACTTCTGCTTGCCTTCCGCGCTTGGCGTCCAGCCGCGCACCAGGCAGACACGCTCATACAGGCCGTTCTTGACCGCGAGAGAGAACGGGATGTGATGGATTTTATAGGCATAGAGGCCCTTGCGTGTGTCTTCGATCAGCGTGTTGAATGCATTGTCCTGGCCGTTATGCGTGCTGATGACGCGGATCTTGCCGCCCCAGATCAGCAACGCATTCACTGCATCCAGCACTGCCGACACGTCCTGGTGGAACGCCGCCTCGTCAACCACCACGATGCCTTGCAGCCCGCGGATGTTGGCTGGCCGGCTGGACAGCGCCACGATCTGGAAGCCCGAGGCAAACCGCACGCGATAGGCGGCGATATCCTTGCTGGTACCGTCCTCGCGCTCATCCTTGAACAAGAATTCTTCGATCTCTGCCAGCTCTTTCGCGACAATCTGAGCGAAGTGACCGACGTAGCGGATGAATTCGAGACCCTTTTCCTTCGTGTCGCCGATGTAGAAGACGTTGTCTCCGCCGGCGTCCCGTGCCGACGCCGCGACGATGGTATCGTCCAACGCCTCGGCATAGGTGATGCCGGTGCGCCGGCCCTTCTCGGCGATCTTCAGGTCCGACGTATCTTCCAGCCAGGCGCGCTGGTGCGCCATAAGGGTATCGAACTCGATATAGAAAGTGTCGGCCGGCGACCGAGCAGGCTGCTTATCCATGCGCCACCGCCCCTTCGGCCGCCGCATCCAGTAGCCGCGCCACCCATCGCAAGATGTGATCAACCGATCCCCCCGGCACGCCGTCCCACTCGCCGGGATAGTCAGGTCCCTCGCCGCGTTGATCGGTATGAAAGCTGACCTGGCCCGTCGGCAGATCGACATAAAGCACGAACTTGTGGAACGGCTGCTGCGGATCTTCACCCCAGCCCCAGCCCAGCCCGCATTCCTCGGCGTGTTCGCCCAGGATCTTCGACAGGTTGCCTATCGACCATTGCTTCGTGTCGTAGGCGGCGGATTTATATCGCCGACCGCGATAGACCTTCGCACGCGAGCTTGTCTTTTGCGCGCGCAGCAGGTTCACCGCGACCTGGCCGGCCGGCCCGAGTTCCGCCAGCCGCGCATACAGCGCACGCGTGGCGTCGCCGTCGCTGCCTTCATAAACCCGCAGCACCTGCGCCAGCATCTCACCCATGCGCCACCGCCCGCAGCCCCAGCACGTCCCGCCGGATTTGCGCCGCCCGCTCCGCGGACAGGCCAGCCTGACTGGCGCATGCCTCGGCCTTGTCCGCCGCCTCAGTCAGCGCTTCGGCCCGCGCCCGCTCAGCCGCACGCTTTTCCGCGGCGGCGATGAAGTCCTGGTTTGTCTTGCTGGCCCGCGTCAGGTCCGCGATGCCCTTGCACATCTTGCCGAAGCTGTCCGCATCGAGCGTCACGCCCCGCTCCAGCTTCATTACCATCTCTGTGAGCTGCCCCTGCATCAGCTCGACATTTAGTTGCGTGGCAGCGCTCCCCGGCGCGCCGTCGATATGCCGATTGAGCATTTCAGAGACCTGGCGTGTGAACCGCAGCCGCTCGCCGATTTCATCCATTTCCTTGATGTGGCGCCCCAGTGCGCTGCGGCTGACCCGCTCAAGAGCTTCGACGCCCTCCATTCCGCGCAGGTGCACCAGAATGTCATCGATCGTGTGCCCCTTCTGACGCAACCGGCCGATCTCGGCCTGGACTTCCTCGGGCAGCCTATCGATGGAGGATTGCCGACCCACGCCGCGCCTCAGTCCGGATCAGGCCGGGCAACGCCCGGGTGATGGCTGCGGCCGTTCGCCACGTCGGCGCCGGCGCCGGTCAGCTTCGCCAGCCACAGCTTGCCGCGCGGCAGATCCAGCTCGTCTTTCTTCGCCAATCCATGCTCACACAGCCACGCAATATCGGCGCGCAGCAGGCCGCCGCTAACCGCGTGCCCCAGCGCCGTCATCACATGATGCAGCGCGCCTTCGTTCAAGCTGGATGCCGGCGCTTCATCGAGCGTGCGCAGGATCGCCAGCCGCCGGTCCTCGGCGATGATCTCCTGCATCGTGCTCATTTGTCTTTCTCCAGCATGCGCTGCAGCAACATGCCCATCGTGTGTTCAACGCGCTTCAGGCCCGCCTCCATGCCGCGTGCCGTTTCCTGCACCACGGCTACACCCTTCTCGACGCCGCCCATCCGCCGCGTCAGGTCGCTCACGTCGTGTTCGTTCGGCAGCGCACCCAGCCGCTCACGCAACCCACTCACTGCGCGTTCCAATGTCTCGTGCTGCGCCCGCGTCACGAAAGCGGCCTTCAGCATGTGCCGCACCACGGCCACCGCACCGCCTCCGACGATCACCGAACTGGCAAGGATCCCGGCGCCAGCCTGCCATGCGTCGATCATCATCAGCGGCCCATCCCTTGCTCAAGTTTCTCTTGGCACTCGACGCAGGTGCAGCAGTCCCCCCCCTTGAACAGGTCGCGGCGCGCCTTCGGGATTTCCTCGCCGCACATCATGCACCACCCATCACCCGAAGCCGGGCGCGACGCCGCCGCGGAACGAAACGCGCGGAGCGCGAAGGTCATCTCGCGCTCCGCCCGTTCGACAACGACATCGGCATCATCCATAGGGACCTCAGTTCGGCGCCGCGGCGGTGCAGGCTTGCGGCTTTGCGGGCAGCAGCGACTTCACTGCCCGCGCCGCGGCGTCGAAGGCGCCGATATCCTGCCCCACGGCGCCGGCTGCCGTGCCGCCCGCCAGCAGCATGGGCGTCGTGCAACCGGACAGCAGCGGCAGCGCCAGGATCGCCGCGCGGATCATGTCGCCGGCGGCAGCGTGGTGGGCGTGGTCACCACCGGCACCGATGTGGCCGCCGTCGTCGCCGGCAGCGCGGTGGGTGTGGTGCCGGCAGGACAGGCCGCGGCCACGTCGGCGGCGATCTGGTTCGTCACGGATACCGGCGCGCCGGCCGAGTTCGCCACCGCGACCAAGGTCCCTGCGACAATCTGCCCGGTCGTGGTGTTGAGCTGCGCGCAGATCAGCGCGCCGTCCGCCACAAGCTGTGCCGCCGTCTTGTTCTGGCTGGCCGCAGCCGAGGCGAGCGTGACGCCCGCGCTGACAAGGCTGGCCTGCTGCTGCGAGGAAAGACTGCATGCGGCGATCCCGCAGCCGGCAAACAACAGCAGGCCCACGGCTGCGAGTTTCGCGATCGACCCGCTGCCCTCCGCCGGTACCGGAACTGCGGCCGGCGCAGGCGCTGCCGCGGGCACCACCGCGCCATGCTGCAGCCCGGTGCGATAAGCGGTGACCAGCGCCTCGATATCGGTCGTTGCGTTCTGTCCCGCGGTCTTCAGCGCGGTGTTCTCCGGCCACAGCAGCCCGATCACGCCGGCCACCAGAAGCGGCGTCGCCGACGTCCAGTCCATCTGGCCGCCGGCAACAGCCAGCAGCGTCGGCCCCAGGACCATCGCGCCATGGCCGGTGGTCACCTGGCCGAGCCAGTCGTGCAGTTTCAGGTTCATCGCTTCCCCGTTCGGTGTGTGAGCATTCGGTGTGTGAATGCCCGCGTGCCGGACGGCAGCGCGGGCGAAACAGACGCAGCCTGCGCGCGCGCGCATCGCGGCTGCGGCGCACCCGCGTGCGTCAGACCGCAAGATTGAACTGAAGGTCGTTCGGCTGCCGGGACCGCCCGGCCAGGAACCGCCGCACCGAATACTCGGCGAGCTTCACGCGCCGGGCGATTTCCACATTCGACATGCCGCGCGCCGCATAGACCTGCATGCGCCACTGTTTTGCCAGCGGCAGCGCGACCTTGTCGCCGCCATAATAGCGGATCAGCGTGGCGGTGGCATCCTTGCCGATCAGTGCCTCAAGCCGCTCGTGCACCGTCCTGTGGTTGCCCGCTAGGCCGTTCGGAACCCAGAATCGCGTGCCGCCATATTCTTCGATCAGCAGCAGCGCGGCATCCAGGCCGATCCATTCGACCAGGTCGGAAACGCTGGCCGGGGGCGGCGGCAGCTTCATCGCACCAGGCGCGGCTGCTGAAGCGTCACCGTCTGCCGCACCGTGAAGCTGCAATCGCCGTCGGTTTTCGTCCAGGTCAAGCGCAGCGTCAGGCGCCCGTTATTCAATCCCTTCGGCGCTCGCACGGGCTTCAGCGTGAACCCTTCGCGCTTCAGCACGTTCGACACAGGCTCGATGGTCAGCGCCGCGATCAGCTCCGCCACCGCTGCACCGTTGATGCGCTGTCCGCGGCAGGTGATGATCATGTCTGCTCGCCTGCGCGTTCCAACACCGCGACTGCATCATCGATCGCGAGCTGGAAGATGCGGGACCGCTGCGATGCGGGCCAGTTGGACAGCACCAGCGCCGACAGTATCGCGGCGACGTGGGCCTGCTCATGAGGCTCCAGCGCTGCCATCTCGCGATGGAAGTCTGCGGCGACCTCCGCCAGCACCATGATGTTATTCGGTGACATTGGCCGCGTCCGTGTAAATCGGCAGCCCGATCGCGCGGCGGCCGTCGGTGGTCAGGCTGATATCGGTCACTGTCGCCTCGCGGTTCGACGCGGCGACGTCGACGCGCCCGCGGATCAGCCGCTGGTGCGTCAACTGCTGCACCATCCTCAACTTGCGCGTTTCCGCAGCCGTCGGCCGCGCGCGGTTCAACAGGAACAGCCGTTGCGGGCAGGCGCGCAAGAACTGCTGTTCTTCGGCGGTGAGTTTGGTTTCAGGCATCGTGGACCTCGAAGTCGAACTCGGAGGTAGTTTCCGCGACAATCACGTCGCCGATCTCGCCGCGCTGCGCCTTCACTTCCGCGTCGTCGTAAGCTCCGTCCCAGTCTTCAGCCTCGATCTCGAAGTCAGGGAACCGCTCTACCGTTATCCGTTGCACCTTAACCCTAAATTTGCGCATGACGCTCTCCCTGCGCGCGGTTCAACAGGAACAGCCGTTGCGGGCAGGCGCGCAGGAACTGCTGTTCTTCGGCGGTGAGTTTGGTTTCAGGCATCGCGCGCGCCCTTGTTCACGCGCCGCCAATATTCCTCGCGAACCTTCCAGCCATCTTCGGTTATCTTGATCGCGGCGTTGATATAGGTCTCTCCGGGTCTGCCGCCCAAAGCGGGCATAGGCTCACCGGTGGTGACGAACTTGATCCAGCCCAGAGCAGGCAATTCGCGGGTATAAAAATCCTCCCAATCATCGATCTGCTCGCACTCATGTTTACCGAACCCCGGACGTTGTTTATGGCCCTCCGGACTGATGAAGATAGGGAACGCGAGCCATGCGCCCGCGAACAAAGCCAGGAACGCCGCTTGCTTGTCGCGCGGCATGGCATCCAATTTGGCAATTTGGTCGCTATCAGGCATCCACCTTCTCCCCCTTGCGTTGCAGCCGCGCCCGCCAAGCCTTCAGCCCCTCGATCACCTTGTTCGCCTCTTCCGCGTACAGGAACTCCGGGGCGCTGATGCCGGTTGGGTTCTTCACGCTCTTGGTCTGGCGCGCCACGAAGCTGCGCAGCTCGGCGTCGCCGGCGTTGCCGTCCAACAGTGGCCGGATGTCCGCCCAGATCGCGTAGATCATCCGCACCTGCGGGTTGTCGCTGCGTCGATTCTTCGGCCGGGGCTGATCGACGAAGCCCAGCGACTGCATCTCCTCCAGCACCGCGACCAGCTCGGCATCGGAGCAATCCGCCGCACTGCTCTTCCACGTCACGCGCATCAGCACGGCGCGATAATCGTCATCCGCCATCCGGAGCTGTTTCTTCGCGACGTGGATCTTCGCCAGCATCCCGTGCCGCTCGCTCTTCCGCTGCGCGCTCATCAGGCGCGCGCCCGCAGATGGTCCGGCGCGGTCGAGATCATTCGGAATGGCGCCTTCTGCCCGTCGGACGGCGCCACCGCCCAGGCAGGCAGATTCACGATCAGGTCGTTGCCGTGGATCTCGAATGTCGCCGGCTCGCCCTTGCGCGCCATCGGCGCCACGCCGGCCGGCAGCGGCAGCCGCACGACGGGCGACGGCACGGTGCCGTTCCTGCCGCCCCAGCATACCAGCTTGTGTTCGTTGCCGGCGCTCAGCCGCAGCCGGCCCGCGTGCTCGCCGGTGCCCAGCAGCGCAGAGACGGATTTGCCCTTCGCCCACCATTCGGCGAGCGGCGCCCCGATCCGCTTCGCCCGCACCGTCACCAGCAGCGCCATCTGCGCGCCTTCGCGGCCGATCCGGGATATCGCCACGCGCACGTCAGGCTCGCGGCTGTAGTTCCTCGTGCGCCGCTCCAGCGGCTCAATCTTTGTCCAACCCATCGTCTTTCCCCTGTTTGGCAACCCAGTGCCGGCACGCCGGATCTGCCCGGCGGATGTCGCTTCCCGCTCCGCACGTCCAGCGCGCGCGGCTCAGTGCGCATTTCGAAAATCTCTTCCCCGCGCGGGTCGATACCGAGACGCGATGCTGGCACGCACCGCACGTCTCGCCCTTCGGCCCGGTGCCGGGCGGCGCGGCGTGCCCGCGCGTCTTCACCGGTGCGGGCTTGCTCTGCGGCGGCAGGATCATCAACGGCACCTGGCGGGGGCTCTCCGGCGCGGGCTCGCTCTGCGTCGGCATGCCCATCAGCGCCTCTTGGTAGGCGTTGTCCGTCACATGATTCACCGGCGCCGGCGCCATGTCCCGCAGGTCCACGACGCCCTCGCCGAACGTGAACCGCTTCAGGTGCGGGCTGCTGAAGGTCCGCATCAGTGGCGCACCGCGTCGGGCGGACAGGGCTCGGCGCATCCGAGCGCTTCGGCCCTCTCGATCAGCCACAGCAGCGAAACCCCGTCGAGCCCGACGCCGGCCTCCTCGCACTCATCCGCGGTAAAGATCGTTCGCGCCAGGTCGATCCCGTACTCCTCGGCGACGACTCTCAGGGCGCAGGACATCAGCAGAAGAATGTCCATCGCGCGCGCGAGGAATTCGGCGATTTCGACGTCGGTCGGGCGTCCGGTGTCGCTCATAGCTGCCTCGCAGGAGGCAACGCAGCGCAAGCGTCCAGGGCCGCTTGGACCTCTTCGACGGTCTTATGCGGTACGCCCATCGCCTCTTCGAAACCGGGGCCGAGCATGCATGTCTCGAAGCGGTATCCGAGATCTTTCGGGTAAAACCACGTCTTCTCGATCCCCCGCAGCACGGACAGGCCGTATCCATTCTTCGCGAACCAAACTTCGGCGCGCTCGATACCCCACTCCGGCATTATGGGGTGCGGTCCGAATTTCAAATCGCTGAACTGGATCGTGCTCATAGCCGGCTCATGTCCAGCACGATCTGTTCGAACGTCGCGTCCTCGCCGCCACGATCGTAGATCCGCAGATGCCGCCGGCTGTAGGCCACGCGCAGGGCATCGTTGATCGCCTGCATTGCCTGGCGCCAGCGTTCATCGTCGAAACTGAACTGCCGCAGCGCCAGGATGCGGTCCACGCGCGGCCGGCCGCCCTCGCCGACTTCGAAGGCCGCCATCACGATCGCGCGCAGTTTTTCGTCGGCACCCTCGCTCCAATCCGTCAGGCAGGCGTCAATCAGCTCTTTCGCCACCTGCAGCTCCGGCCCGAAGGTCAGTGCATCGGCCACGGAAACCTGCACGCGCACCAGCGCATCGCTGCTGTGCAGTTGCAGGCCGTCGCGCCGGCCGCCCAGCTTCAGGCCGTATTGCTCTGCGATCAGCGCGCGGAATGCGTCGATATCGGCCATCATCGCGAGCTTTTCCTGCACGATCAGGTCGCGCAACGCGCGTGCCCGCGCGGCCAGCGCAACGCAAAGATCGTGTTCCAGAACGCGCGCCGGCTTGAACATCCGCTCGGGATAAAGCCTGCCGCCGACTGCCGGGATCATGCGTTCGTCGTTCATGCTGCCTCACTCACCAGGCGCAGGCCGCGGCGAGCCCGCGGCCTGTCCTGCTCTTGCTCGCGAAGTTCCTGGTAGATTCGGTATTGCTGCTCGGCCGCGGCGGCGCAGGCCGGGCACGCTTCGATGCCGCCCACGCTGCGCGACACCACGTAGCCCTTGTCCTGGCATGCGCCGCAGCGGGGCTCCATCACAGCAGCCACCCCGCCACGAAACCGCCCGCAGCCATCAGCAGCGACAACGCCGCCGCGCCGGCCACGAATTTCGCCCGGCTGATGCTCGCCGCCCGCATCGCCTCCATGCCCATCGCATAGCCGCCGGCGAGGCATCCCGCCGCGGCCAGCAGCACCAACAGCCGAAACGTCGGTTCGTTCACGGCTGCCTCCCTGCGGCACTGCGGCGCCGCTTCGGGGCACAGAAATACGCCAGCGCCGCGCGCACGGCCCAGACCGGAGGAACGTCGATCATCCCCGATCCTCCGTCTCGGCTTCGTGCAGCACCGCGTTGCGCGCCATCGCGTCCTGGATGATGCGATCCAGCCGCGTCTCCTCGCGCACCGTCAGAACACCGCACGCCCGGTAGACGCCCACCAACAGCTTGAATGTCCCAAGCGCCGTCGCCCGGCCGATCTTGTCCTGGGGCGTCGGCGCCGACCGCATCGTGCGGGCAATGACACTCTGGACCGCCGCGCGAACCCGGTCCCTCTCGATCGGCGTCATGATGTCGAGCAGCCGGTAGTCGTCGGCCAGGAAGCTGAGCACCAGATCCGGCAGCAAAATTCCCTGACACATCGTTCACGCCCCCCCTCCGCTCAACTGCGACCACGCCCCGCGCACATGCTCCACGCCCAGCGGCTGACTGTTTGCCGCCGCCAGGCCGAACGCGATCCGCAATGTCATGGTCAGCCCGCGCAGGCCGCCCGGCTGCAGCGCAATTCCCTGAAGCTCGGCGCGCTCCGCGTCCCCGCTCACGCTCCAAGCGTCCAGCAGCGTCGCGATATCGGGCTTCGTCGGCCGCGGCGGCGCAAAGCGCACCCCGACGCGGCTGCTGATCTGCGCCAACTGAACGCGCCGCCGCGCCAGCCCCATATGCGCGTCCAGATCGTGGTTGCCCGCCAGCACGATCCCCACGCTGGCGGCATCGAAAATGCTGCGCACCTGGTCCAGCGCTTCCACCGACAGGTGCTGCCCTTCGTCGATCATCAGCAGCCCGCGCGTGCCCTTCAGTCGCAGCACGATGCGGGCGTAAAGTTCCGCCACGCGCCCCGGCAGCCCCAGCCTCATGTTGGTGGCGATCTCGCCCAGCACTGCGGAAATCCGCGTGTGGCACGGCGTCAGCGTCACCATCCACGTGGTCTGCGGATATTGCTCCGCATACGCGCTCAGCGCCTGCGTCTTGCCGACGCCGGAGCCGCCAACCACCACGCCGATCGTCGGCGTCGCCTTGGCGAAGTCGCAGATTTCCCAGATCCGGGATGCCGTCTTCGTCATCACGAACGGCGGCTCGGCCGGCAGCGTCGCCTTCGTCCGCGCCCGCGCCTCACGCCCCATCAGCCACGCGTTCACCGCGCGCGTCACGCGCTTGTTGTCGCCGGCATAGGTGCCGGCCCGCCATGCCGACAGCGTCTGATACGCGATGCCCGTCTCCGGCTGGATCCGGCTCAGCGGCCGACCGTCGGCCTTCGTCGCCGCGTCGAATTCCGCGCGCACGGCCGCCTCGTCCAGCTCCGGCGCCGCTCTTTCCAGCAGGTCTTCTGTGGTGCTACTCATTGCCTCGTTCCTTGTTGCGATCGGCGAGTGTCAGTCGCCGGTTTCTTCACGAACCACGTGCAGATGCGCGCCGCCTGGCCGGGCTGCGCGTATCTGTGCGAGTGCGCTGAACAGCGCGTCTTCCTTTTCCTCCTGCTCTGTGTCGGGGATCGGCTGCAGCGCCGCGCTGCCGCGCGCCAGGCGCACCACCTTCGCCGCCGGCAGCGGCGCGGGCTCGGGCGCATCCGGCAGCAGCGCCGCCACTTCCTGGATCGACATGCGCCGCTCGGCGTCCAGCCTGTCGCGTTGCGCCCGCCGCCATTGATTCCGCGCGCGCGCATGGTCCTGCGCCGCGTCGATGTTGTTGAAGCCCGCAGCCTCGCGGCACGCCGCCGCGCCCAGATACGCCCCGTCCAGCCGATACACATGCAGCGGCTGCTGCAGCTTCTCGGGATCGAACCGCGCCACCACGCGATGGCCGCGCCATTCGTGCAGGAACTCGCCCCAGAAACGATTGCCCAGCAGCTCGATCACGCCGTCCTGCTTGCCCACGGCCAGCCCCTCGGCGGCCAGCAGCCACAGCCGGCGTTGCTCCGGCGTCGCCTTGCGGATCGGCGAGCGCTCATAGCTCTCATTGAACACATCATCGAAGGATCGGCCTTCGCACACGCGGCTGCGGCGCCCGACGCGGGAGTTGTGCTCAACCACCGCCTCCGCGACCACCGCGACGAATACATCCAGCGGCACCGCCTTGCTGCCGTAATTCTCCGGCTTCGCCAGCGGATCGTTGCCGGTATAGGCACCGGCGAATTTCGGATGCTTCGCCGTGTCGGTGGCGAAGTCGCGGAACGCGCGCTCGATCGGCTTCGCCTGGCCGTGATATGGCGTTGTCCAGTGCACGGTCACGCCGAGCTGCGTCATGATGCCGCTCGGTTCGTCATCCAGCACTTTGAAGCGATACCGGTTCGGCGTGCCCCCGGTCAGCCACTTGCTGGCGAACGCGCGGCCATTGTCCAGCCACGCATCGTCAGGGATGCCGAACTCTTCCACCAGGTCGCCGAACGCCAGGCGCACCGCGGCGCGGTTCTCGCTTTTATCGACGCGCCAGGACAGCATCTTGCCCGAAAGCAGGTCCTGAAACGCCACCATCACCGGGCGCCCGACGTAACCGTCCGGCCAGCGCACGAACACGTCCCACTTGTGGCCGTCGGCGTTCACCGCTTGCAGGGCATGGAACACGCTGCGATCGCGCACTTGCGCGGGGAACATCGCCTTCACCGCATCCACGCCCTCGCGGGCCAGCACCCGCACCGGCTCCGGCAGCGCACTGATGCGCCGCAGCAGCGTGCGCTTGCTGGCCAGCGTCCAGCCGTGATGCTTGGCGGCGCGTTCCAGCCGGCGGAAGCACCCGGTGAAGCTGGGGCGCTCCGGCCGCAGGTAATCGGCTTTTAGGAACTCCCACGCCTCGGCGCTGCATTCCACCGTTTCGGTGCTGCCCGCGTGGCGCGGCGCGAGATACGGCAGCCAATCAGGCCGCTCCACGCCGGCCACGGCCGCTGACCAGCTATAGAAGGTGGATTTGCTGGCGCCCGCGCGCCGCGCGACCATGTCCACCGCCACCACGCGATCGACGCCGTTGCGCACCAGCGCTTCCACCGCCCCGATCGCTTCCAGCTTCGCCTTCGCCTTCGCTTTCTTCTTGTCAGGCAGCGCGTCGAACCACGCCCACATCTCTTCCCGCGTCAGCGTGGCCTTCGCCCGCTCGCGTTCCGACGCCTGCTCGATCTTGGATAGCTGGATAGCCAGATCAGCCTGCGCGGAAAGCGGCAGCAGGCTGTAGTGGTACTCGATGCCGCCGCCACGCCCCTGCCGATCGCGGCACAGCGCACCCTGCTCTTGCCACCGCTCGCGTTTCGCCAGATCGATCACTTTGCCCTTGGTCGCGGGCATGCCGGCCAGCGCCATCGCGGCGATCTCGGCCGCGCTGAACCATTCCTGCGCCAGGCTCAAAGTGCCCCTCCCGCGCGAGCCTGCCGGCGCAGCGCATCCGCTGCCCGCCCCAGCTCGTCTCGTTTTTCGTGCAGCGCCGCGAGTTCGATCAGTGGCAGGTGTTTCCGTTCCACCACGGCCCAGCCCATCATTTCGGCAAGCAGTTCCAGCAGCCGCCGGTCCCGCGTGACATGCAGCACCGCCAGGAACCGCGTGACGCTGATGCGATGATCGTCGCGCACCTGGCTGGTGTAGGCGTTCAGCATTGCCTTGCTGACCGGCTCGCCCAGGAAACCCGACATCCGCGCCACCACGTCTTCCCGCGCCAGCCCGCAGTCGCTCAGCGCGGCCTTGATGGCGTTGCAGATGCGCCCATCCAGCGTCGCCGCGCGCGTGCGCTCATCTTCGAACCGCACAATCGCCGGCGGTGGCGTCCACTCAAGCAACGAAAGCTGGCCTGGCGCGCCGCGGGACATATCAGCGCCTTCCGCTCAGCAATCGGGAAATTCCCACAGTCGTTATTTGGACGCGCGGGTAATGCTTCCGCTCTCGGAACTGCTGATAAACCAGACAGATGAGGGTTTCGCGATATAGCCGGCTTCTTACGCCTGGATTGATTAGTCTCTTACCGCCCGACTCTTGCCATTTTGTGGCAAGAAAAATCCCATCAAGTCATAGCCGGAACGATCATTGTCTCGGTGAGCCAACCGGCGGCCGCAACGGCAGCGCGCCCGGCCTTGGTC